TGAGCAGGAAGTGTCCAGACGCCACTATACGAAGGCATGATGTTCTCCTGACGTTTGTTTGCGTTTAGCCCAGAACACATGAGCCGCAGCGTTTAGCTTCTCACGGGTTTCGGCAGATACGATCTTGCCTTTACGACCCATTTTCATTTTGGCCTCTTCTGTGCGTTTCTTGCCAGTGTTAGCCGCGCTAATTTTGGCTTTGGTTTCATCTGTGTGTGGGCGACCTATTTTGCCTGACAAGGTTGCTGATATTTTGGCTTTGTGTTCTTCTGACAATGGAATGCCAACTACGCCTTCACCGCCATCTGTACGGTTTGTTAATTGTATGCCCATGCCTTTAAGCAAAGCAATCAACCACTTCTCACGCTCAAATGCCATCAGTTCCGATTCGCACTCCAGCTTACCAATGATGATGTTTTCTTTGCCGTATTTCTGCACAACATTTTTGTGATGCGGGTTGCGGATGGTAAACCTGTGCGCCCGTATGCCATGACCCTTGCCAACATAAAACGGTGTTCCATCTGGTTTTGAGTGGATGTAGACATAGAACTTTTTTGCTTGGAGATCACCTGAATATGATGGCATTATTGAAGCCCTCCATGAGCAGATGAGCAAGCAACAAGATCATTTCTTGATTGCGTCAATGCTCCAAAACTAGTCGCATTTCCTGTTGATGCAATTGTTATATAACTTATTACATTTGTTCTTGATGTATTGCCACCAGCAAATACTCCTCGTGTAGGACTTGATGTAGATGACAATGCAGTAGTATTTAAAGTTAAATCGCCAAAATCTGTTGCGTTACCTGTTGTGGAAATTGTGATGTAGTCAATAATATTAGTAGCAGTCCCACCAGTAATTTGTCCACCACCAAATACACCTCTAGTAGCACTTGAGCAAGCAGCAACTTCATCTCTTGCGGCAGTTAAATCACCAAAATCTGTTGAATTGCCAGTTGTATCAATAGTTACATATTGAATGACATTTGAAACAGTACCAGTATTGCCACCACCAAATATGCCTCTTGTAGAAGATGCACACGAAGTAAGCGCACGAACTGTTCCCAATAAATCACCAAAATCTGTTGAATTACTTGCACTTGCAATAGTTATATATTGAATTACGTTAGTTGGACCTACTTCACCACCACCAATAATTCCTCTAGTTGAATTTGAGCAGCCAGCTAAACCTTCATTGGCAACAAGAAGACTTCCAAATGAAGTCGTATTACCAGTAGATGCAATTGTTATATATGAAATGCTGCTTACACGAGCTGTTCCATTAAAACCACCAGCAACAATACCTCTAGTAGCTGATGCACATGAAGCCGCTTTTGATGTTAGATATGTAATATCTCCAAAATCAGTAGCATTGCCTGTAGTTGCAATTGAAATATAGTCAATTGTATTTACTTTGGATGAGCCATTATCTCCACCAAAGAAAACTCCTCGTGCAGGAGCTGGACTAACACTTCCAGTTGAGGCGCTTAAAGCACTAGGGCCATAAGTATTTGTTGCCCACACAGCAAATGTGTAAGCAGTACCATTGGTCAAACCAGTTACTGAAACTGGAGAAGTTGACCCTGATGCAATAATTCTTTCTGGTGTTGATATTACAGAATAAGAAGATATTGCAGAACCACCAACATTTGTTGGAGCAGTAAAAGCTACAGAGGCAGATGCATCTCCAGCAGATGCAGTTACAGATGTAGGAACATCAGGATTCTTCAGCGGATCATAAAATGCTGAGATAAACCCAGCAGGAGAACGCATTGCCATGCTAATTCTCCTTATGCGCTAATTTGTTCGTAGCTAATCGTGTAAGAGATCTTGCTTGCAGTACCGCTTGTAACAACAATACTTTTATCTTCTTCCAAATAGATTGCAGTTGTCTTGTCAACAACAATCAAAGAAGCATCAGCAGGAACCGATACAGTAGATACGATTGGGTAATTAGTACCTGCACCAGCCGCTGCAGAATTAATCGCCACAGTCACATCAACTGCCGCAGTACCATCAACATTAGATGCCACAATGTTGTTAATCTTCAAGACATAACCAGAAGATGCCGCATTGGACAACAATGTGTTTGCAGATGTATTTGATGGGGTTAAATAACCAGTCTTGCCGTAGATCGTTGCTACGCTAACAATATTTGGTGCAGCCATGATAGTTCCTATTAAAAGCCAAAAACAATAGCCATCGCAATGGCCTTACCAGTTGTGAAACCTGGCGCTGGTGTCTGCCACTCAGGAGCAGTTGCACCAGAATTCATTGCCAACACTTGGTTAGCAGTACCCTTTGGTAAGCGAACATTGTCCGTACCATTATGATAAATCGTGTCGCCCTGAGTAGTAGTTGGAGCCAACGCATCAAAGGCAGCAGTAGCAGTAGCAGCACCTGTACCACCTTTTGATACCTTCAGTACTGGGCCAGCATCAAACAAACCATCAATAGAGTCTAAGTCATTATTGATCTTAGTACCCCATGTGTCTGTTGAAGCGCCAACTTCTGGCTTCGTTAAGCCTAGATTGGTGGTTGTTGTATCTGCCATTTTTTACCCCTATGAACGAGTAGTTGTCCAAATCTCAGAAGTATCAGAAATTGGTGTCCAAGTCTCTGATACATCTACCTCAGTCTCCCATTTCTTGCGTCCTGCAACCACCATGTTAGATGCTGCACCAAACACCACAGAAGACTTTTGAATTCTTTGACCATATATAGATGCATCACTTACTGCATCCATTGATACTGCCGCATTCAAAATTACAGTTGAATCAACTGTCATCACAGCTTCTGATGCAACAGTCGCTGAAACAAAAGCTATCCTAGTACCAGCTATGACTACCGCTGACACACCTGCCATAGTTGCCGCACCTGCAGCACTATATCTAGCATTTACAGAAACACCACTTTGGGCAGATACTGTAAATGCACCATTAACAACTCTGACTGCACTTGTACTTACTGCGCTTTGACCAGCAACAGTAAATGCACCAAGGCTTACTCCATAGGAGTAATTGCCTCCTCCGTAATAGCCAGAGCCGTATGCAGCCATGTTATGTCAAAGTAACATCTAAGCTACCAGCAGGAATGCGGAACACATCGCCATCATTGATAGTACGATCTGTTGTCAAAGCAGCCCATGCCAACATATTGCCACCAGTAGAAGCATCAAATACTGCTGCCCAACCAATTGTTCCCCAGTTGCCACCAGATGCAGCATCAAACTCAATGGCTGAGTCATTTGTTGCGGTAGTAGGTGCGGTTCCAGAAACAGACATTGTTCCTGTCGCTTTACGAGCGTAACCATTGCCTGTTACTTCTGTGCCACCACCAGTATCACTAGGTGCGGCAGTAAACAAGCCTACATACCATGCTGTAGGGCGTGTAGCTGAACTCGTTGTAAACAACCAAGTGAGTACAAGATTTTCTGTATAGTCGTTAAAAGAAGCCATATATCACCCCAAAGATCGGGCTCGAACAATAGGAGTAGAGGAAACAGACGCCCTTTGATCTGCTACCTCAATGTCGCCCAAGGAGTTGATATACATCTGACTCCATGTAGCAAGACGTTCATCGTCTTTCAAGTATGGAGTCGCCTCTAAAAGCGCACCATACAAGTACAAGTCTGGGGCATAAGCCAGGAGCCAGTTGCTTGTGTTTGAATCACTCAGCGCAGGAATCTTAGCATAATATGTAAGTTCTGCGGTATATGTTGCATCAGGAGTTGGAATAAATTCCAGTTGAGTGCCAACAATTGTGTAATAACGAGGCTTACCAGTAGAAATAAATGTACTGGACCGCAATTGGTCTGCATAAGCCTCTGTTACAAACTCCAGTCTTGTGATAGGACTGGTGTTTAACTGGAACTCTTTGGAAGACAACCAATCTGAAGGATATGAGAAAAATGCAGTTTCAATCTGACCATTCGCTCTTTTTACCATCTGGCGAGTGCGTAACTTACGATTGAACTTGGCTTCTGCAAGAGCAATAAAACTAGGAATAATAGATGTCAGATCATCCCGATTCAGATAATCTGCTATCGTAGTTTTAAGTCCTGCAAAAGTATCAAGTGCCATTTTCTACATCCCTGCACATCAATGTATGCTCATGTTTGAATTCAAATGAACCAATATGATGAACCTCTTTTGAAAGGTCTTGGTCAATATAGGTTTTAGTGCCGTTCTCAGCGGCTCTGCGACAAAACCAGACATCTTCGCCCATGTAGTCTTGTGCATTTGGAACCCAAGGGATAGCAAACCAAGGATATTCCATTGTCTTGTAGACCTCGGCTTTTACGAGCATTACACCCATGCCGCAGTAATCTACATCAACCAATCCAGTTGAATGGTCTTCAGTATATACCCTCTGAATAGTTTTTGCATCCTCATCGGTGGTATTTTTTCGCACCGCAATAGGTTCAGTAGGGAATCTACGTTTAGCATAATTGGCACAAACAATGCCAGTATCATGCTGCAATAATCGGACTATGGTGTCCTTTGGAAAGCGCATATCGCTATCCAACCATAAAGTGTGTGTGCAACCTGCCTCAATAGCAGATTTAGCCAAATCCTGACGCTGTGCTGACAACAATGTGCCAGAGCTTGTATACAAAACTACCTTGTGGTTAGTGTTGCCTACTGTGAACCCAACCAATCTGGCTAGGTCATAAGAAAATCCAGAATTAACAAAGTCCCGTGTTGGAATCAAAACTCCAATGGTCTTACTATCCATTAAACTTCTCCAGGTCTTGTGCGAAATGCACGATTGTCAGGATCGTTGAGCCAACGCTTCATGTAAGCTTGGTCATCAAGTTTTCCTTCAGCTTTCATTTGATAGTACAAAGCCATTGGGATAGATGCAACATGATGCATATCGCCATTCCAATTTGCTCGTTCATCAAAAGAATTAAATCTTGCTTGATTGTCTGCTACCACCTGAGTGGCATCAATGACTGTCTCAATTGTGGCTTGATCAGTTTCAGCATCGTAATGCCAAAGCTTCTTGGTTCCCATAATGGGATCAAAGTCAAAGATTTTTGTTGTCATAAGTTAAAAAGGGTGGGTAATTAGCCCACCCCTTAGTTCAGATTAAGACTGAATTGTGCTGTTCAAGTCGTAAACAGCGCCATGAGCTTTTTCGTTCTT